CCGTTCTCTATAGCGTTTGTTACAACTTGCACTTCGCCTTCGCGTAACGGCCCAATGTTATAAGTAGGGTATGCGCTTTGCACCGTCTGGTAATCTTGCCGGCGCTTTTCTATTGAGCTAAATAATTCGTCTGGGGTGCCCCCAAAAGCAATTGCTGATGGCTGGACAAGTCCAACAGTCTGTGCGTGGGTCATACCGTCTTTTTTAAGATTTGCCCTTGTGTTTGTAATGAAACTTTGAACAGCGTCCCTGGCCTTGATCTCTAGCACTGTGTCAATGCCTGGGCCACCAGCACCGCCTATGCCGCCCTGCAGCTGGTCTAAAGACCGTTGCGCTTCTTCTGGGGACGATTGCCGATAAGCTGACAATATAGTCTCAACAATTTTTAATTCTTGCAGCTCTTTTTTTGCGGAAAGATTTATAGGCTGGCCAGTAGACGGGTCTATAACACCATCCAGAGATGTTAGCTCAGTTTCTAATTTGACTAAAACAGCCCCATTAATTTGACCACCGCCCTCTATTACTTTTGTTAAATCTGCAATTCTATCGCTTGCCAGCTTTGCCTGGCCCTTTAATACTTTAACGCCAGTGTTCATTTGTGTGCGTAAATTTGATGCTATCTTCCTGGACGCATCACGGCCAATAGCTTTTGGCGGCGATTTCTCCAGCTTTGATATAAATTTCATTTGCTCTTGCACGGAGCCTAGCTCTGAAAAATCAAACCGGATGCCTTCCTCGATGGCTTTTCCCCTGGTTTCTAAAAATATTTTAGATACCTGTTCTTCGCTAAATTGAAGGTCCTGCATATAGAACTGAAGATTCTTTAATTCAGCATCTATGACTGCTAGTCGTATTCCATCGTTTGGAGAATTAGACGCTGCCAGCTGATAAATAGTTTTTTGCCTGGTGTCGATGCCAACCAGGGCACGGCCCCTGGCGTCCTGCATTGCCTTCTTATGGTAAAAGTCAGCGTAATTTTGTGTAAATATCCCAGCTTTTGCATTTAGCTTTGCTTGCAGCTCACCCGCCAACAACGGGTTAAGATCCGATAGCGCTGCCGGTATGCCGTCTGTGACATCCTCCAGTTTAGCTCGGAAATCGTCTAAGGACAACTCTTGCTGTTCAGCAGCTGAAAGCACCTGGTTCATCTCTAGGATCGCCTGGGTTTCTAATTCAGCTGATGCAATCCTGTTTGCTGTTTCTACAGCTGCACGTTCTTCAATGTTTCGTGGGCCGCCAGCTTGCTGCATGGCCGACAATACGGGCTGGGCACCCTCATCGGCCACCCGCTGCATACCGCGCTGTTTGGCTTCTCTTGCCTCTTGCTCAAAAGAAAACTTGGCCATTTGGCTTACAGAGTCTGAAATAGTGCGATACATATTTCTGGTTTCTGCCAAAGCCGCATCTTCTAACGGCTTGACTTGCATCACCCGTTCTTGGCCGCCTTCGTATTTTAATATTCTAGGAGCCATTTATCAGCCTCCAGGTTCATATTGTGTATAACTACCAGTGGAGTCTCCTTGTCCGCTAGTAGAGAGTGCCGGCCCACCGCCACCACCGCCACCAAAACTAGGATAGCCAAGTTCAGATTGACGGGCCATGCCGCTAGCTAGCTGCCCCATAGCTTGCATATATGAGTTAGCAACAGCGACCTCTCCAGCATATATGTAATCCTGGGCCTGGCCTTCGGCCCTGCCTAATTGTATATCAATATTGTCTTTAACAGTGCTGTAATCACGGACACCGTACTTTAATGACCCTGTTTGAACAGCTGATATGTTTGTGCTGCCGCCCCCAACTTGAGAACGTGCCAGGCTTGTAGACATAATGCTATTAACTTTAGCAAGAATCTGTGCGCCTTTCATTTGCAAGTTCATAGCAGTTATACGCCCCGCAAGTCTTGCATCAGCAGCCTTTCGGTTATACTGAGTTTGCTTACTTTGCCCACCCAATATAGATGTAAACGCTTGAACTCCAGCAGCTAATAACTGAGACATATCAATTTCCCACGCTCATCTTGTACTCAAGGCCAAGTAAAGTCATTTTAAGTGGCTCTGTTTGAGTAATAGTAATTTGTCCGGTTCCAGAAAACCCCAGAAGGCCATGCACGGTTTTTGTTCCAGTAAACTCTGCAACAGGGTTCCCCAGCACACTTACTCCAAAATTTCTAAATGGCACCAGCTTGCTGTTGATACTGAGGTTTTGCGTATTCGCAACAACAGCGTCAACCTGGACAATACGTTTTTTAACGCCTTGTATGGTGCCCTGGGGCAGCTTTGGCTCTGCCGGCATAGTCACCATAGTAACATCATAGTTCAGTCCCACCTGGTGAGAAGCTGTAGCAGCTGTTCCAAATGTCACAGTGAAGGGAGATGCTGGCACCGTTTGATCTGGCTCAACTACACCATCACGCACAATCTTTACAGACTTTCCCTCCAGGTGGTCCATTGTAACGCTCGATGCAGCGTTGCCGCTTTTCGCACTATCAAGCGTAAGATCCTCATCAAACTTTTCTAAATAATAAACTGTGGCGCTGTTTACAGTTCTCTTTACAATTGTAAATGTTTCGGCAATTTCATTTGCTATTGCTATAAAATCTCCGTCAGTCGTGAACTTACTTGGGGCCACAACATTTTGTTCCTGGAGAATAGAATAGACTGTCATCGAGCCATCATCGCCATTCACCAAAAATAGGCGGTCAGTTTCGTCAGTTGATGTGGCTCTACGGATAGACATATCCACAGGCCCTTTTAACAGGTGGCTACTAAATACAGACAAATTACTGGCCGAATAACTAGATGTTGTGTCCGAGAACTGAAAAGACATCAAAGACTTTCCCTGGCGCTGCACAAATATTGTGGACCCCTTGAGATCCTCGATAGGGACCCCTGGGCGGCTGCCGATCCGGCTTTGTGGCTTCACCAAAAAATTAGTAGGCGTCACTGGTTCGTTACCCAACTGCGAAACAACAAACTCACCAGCTGTTGTAAATATCTGCAAATCAGGACCAGGATTCAAAGTAGTAATAACATTGAGCTGGTTCGTGTTTATGGTAGCTTCAACACTTTCATCATCCAGGCCAGTGCCAACGTCAAAGTTAAAATAGTCAATAACTTTGCTGCCCCATACTGTGTTTGGCCTAGATGAGCTACCGCCAAAATATAACCGGCCTTCATGGAAAGCAGCTGAACGTGGCCATCCTCGAACCGCACTCCAAACATTTTCGTAACCATGTTCTGACTCCCAATCGCCGGCAGCAATTGCGCCTGTGTCAAAAAACGGAACTTCGACATATGCCTTCATTTGTGTGTCACTGACATATTCAACATACCTGGCACGGCCAAAGCCATTAACCACGTTAAGGTATTCATCTACCGCTGCTGGTTTAAACGCTTTGATTTCGTATTGGCTAGTAGCATCTGGAGCCGTATCCCAATCTGGGTAGACAGTTAGGACTTTAGTAGATGCAACATAATCCTCAACGTGTCTGGTTTGCCCAGATCCAGTGCCAGCCGTTATTTCTATAAACATCCCATTTGGCTGGTCATCGCTTGTAAAGCTAGTTGCAGACTTCAATGTAATTGTATCAACGCCGCCCGCTTGCGCTGTGCCGTTGTCAGTTGTGACGCTGGACGCTGTAATCGTAATATTACCCTCGATACCGCTGGGTGTAATTGTAAATGTCGGTTCATGTGTATCTAAAACGTATGCGTGTTTAGGAATAAAAGTCAGAGGCAGCACCCCAACAGTCCAATCTGTATCAGAGTTACGCAGCAATCTTTGCGGTTCCAAATCCTCGTGTACCAGGATCAAGGTATCAACAGCCTGGATATAATTAAGCTGGTCAATAATCCCAGCGGTGATAGCTGATGCAGTTATGTAATCATTTCCGCTGCCATTGATGTTAGTTTGCAAAACACCATTTTTAAAAACGTAGATACGGCCAGTAACAACGACCAGCAAATAACTGTCATTTACACTGTATTCAAATGGGATCAGCTTAAAGCTGGTAAATGAACTGCCAAAGTTATAAATAAACTCAAGACCAGCTCTACGCTTGGCCCCGCCTTGCGGCTGGATAGTTACATTCTCTGCAGACTCAAGAGCGTTCTGATACTGCTGCAAGTCCGTTCTTGCGCGGAGTAAAGGGTCCAGCTCACCAACACTGAAATTAGTTTGAAACTGAACAATACGAGCCATTATCTCACCTGGATCAAAGCATAATCTTCAATAATTTGCGGCAGCCGGCCACGGCTGTCGATGTTCACGGCTTCTCTAAACAAACCACCACGGCCATTTTCGCCAGGGCTGCCATAAGCAATTCCCCTAAAATAATCAGCTTTTGAAGCCTGGTCAGTAATTACGATCCCAAGCTCTCCTGCTAAAGCATTTCTAAGAAGATGCACAAAATAAACAGGCATTTTAGATTCGCTAATAGTTTCCTGGTAATCTATAAAAACAGTTTCTAGGTCAGTATACAGCTGATCGCCATAGATTTCCCATCCGTCATTTATGGCATTTTGATTAGACGCAGATGTCTCAAACACTGCCTGGACGCCAGAAAGAATATTTCCTGGGAGCTGGTAGGCATATTTAAATTCATTGATTGGCGCCGTAGCCAGTCTGCCAAGGGATGTTTTCTTGTAAGTCCAGCTCCAAGGATACCTGGCAAGCAAAGAGTCTCTGAGGTCTGGGTAAAGCCGGTCGCAAGCCTGTGCAGCGTCCGTGCCCTCAGTAAAAGAAGAAATCGGGGCGGCCCCTAGCATAATCAGTGCATCGGAGCATATTGATAGATCTGTATCGCCGGCAGCCATATAACCACTCCATTAAAATGGTTGGTGGGGAGCAGAACCCCCCACCATATTTTTTAATCGCCGTCCGTATTCGCTAGGGTTGTCCCATCGTTTACGTCAACAACCCCAGATGCGTTCGATAGAACGTAAACCAAAGTTGCCACAGCCGTGCTGCCTGTGGAGGTCACACAGTAAACTAAGTCACCGACTTCCAGAACATCTGAAATGTCGTTGAAATAACCCTCTGTGTTCACAGTAGCAATTGTATCTGTCGTTTTATACGCATAGATGCCAGGGGCATTGCCGCGCTTAGACGCATTTACAGTTGAAAGACCGGCAGATGAATAAGCCATAATTTAATCTCCTTATTCAGTACAGCTGATTTTGACAATGCCTTCATCGTCAATAGCGACAGCGCCAGCCGAGAACATTGAAGAAACTAGGAAGCTAGTTTTTTCTGCAATGTAGTTCACTTCTGTCTTTTGTGCCATTGACTCAGCATAGCCGAGAGAGTCTTTGTGCCAGGCAAAACAAGTGCGTGTTGATGGCTTTGGAACGCCGCCTTCATCACGATCACCCATTGTAAGCACCTGGAATCCCATGAAGCTTGAAATTTCACCACGGACTAGAGCTTTCACACTCGCAAAATCTGCTGATGTAATTTCAGTTTCGCCAAGCAGAGCATCGAGCTGTGAAGCGTGCATAAGAAGATAACGGCCCTCGGAAGGTACGTTTTTCTCATTCATAGCTTTTGCAGTAGCGCGGAGCTTTTCGATGTTCATGTTGGATGCTGCGCCACCGATTGATGTAGCAACAGTGGATGGAGAGGCAGCCGCATCGAGTGCATCAATACAGATCTGATCCATACGCCGAGCAATCGCTTTTGAAACTACTTCGACAAGTTCACGCCGCTCATCGAAATTGATATGAGTCTGGTGAAAGATGTCAGAATATTCTGCAGCGATAAAATCTGACATATTCGCGGTTACTTGCGAGTAGGTCACATTTAACGGAGTTACATCGGTCTGATTAATGCGAGGGGTTGCCACGCCTTTACCAATTTTTGGAAACTTTACAGTGTTTCCCTGGACGCCGGTGCGAGTACGCATTGTTCCGCGTAGGATCGACTCGGACTGATACGCTTGTTTCACTTCACTTTCAAAGAGTGTTACAAACGCTGTGGTTACATTCTGCGCCATAGCAGAATCCTCCTATTAAGGTTTCGACTAAAACGCAATCCGTTATCCTTACGGGCGGGTTGCTTGCGCTTTGTGGATGCGCCGACCAACGGGTTCACCGTATAGAGGGGCCGTTAGGTTATCCCTCAAATACTATATTTACACACAATTGGCCGGCTACGCAACTATATCTAGCTATTTGCTTCCATCCACTGCTTTTCTATCTTGCCTCGGAAGGAAGCATCCGTTGTCCAGCGAGGGTCTGCAATTGCAGATTCAAGGTCCTCTTTTGTCATAGATGGCGAATTGATCGCTGGCGTAATAGGGATGCCCTCATTGGTCAAAGCTTGGTGATATTTGATAAATGCGTTGATACTATCTGCACTATCTAGGCTGATCGCCAGGTTTTGCTGTTCCTCGTTAGTCAACGGTGCTTTTGCAATCAGTCGCTCAACCATAGCAATCTTTTCGGTTGCCCGATCTCCGAGCTTTGCCATTTCTTGCTGGCGGTCTATTTCCACTTCTTCAGCTTCTTGTCTAGTGACTGAAAGGATTTTTTGGCCCAGCTCCTCAAACGCTGCCTGGCTGACACCATTTTCTTTTGCCCACTCAGAAAAAATTTGAAAGCCTGGTTCTTCAGCATCGAGGCCCTGTTCAGCCAGTGCGGCATATTCATAATCCCCATCAGGCGCCTTGTGCTTTCCCTGGCTAAATTTTGTACGCAGCTCATTATAGCTTTTGGCAAGTTCTTCAACATTAGGGCCATCCTCATCCCAAAATTGTTCTGGATAGTAATCTGGACGCTCCAGTGGCTCGTCATCAGTAGTGAACTCTGCCTGGGGCTGTTGTGCCTCAGAGTTGTCGTAAAGCGGCATAGGAGCTTCTGTGGCGGCCTCTGGGGCTTCCACAGTGTTACCTGGGTTAATCAGCGGAGCATCGGCGTCTGTGGCCTGTGCTGCGGTTTGTGCTTCATTATCCATTGTTAGACCTTCCTACTCTTTTTTCAATCATGCGAACAATCTCTGCCATCCCTGTTCGCACATAACCAAAACTAGCGTCCTCACCTGGAACCCAAGATGGCTGTTCAATTGTTGTTTGCCTTAGATGGCTCAAGACCTTTTGACCCTCTGATGTTTTAAAAACCTTCCCATACAGAATGTCTAAATCGTCTGCCTCTGGTTTTGCCATCTCGGCAGGGACTAGGCCGTCCCATCCTTCCTCGTTCATACCATTGCTTCCTCAATGGCCCCTTCTGCCTGTTGCGCCTCTGGCGGGGCCATCATCTGTTGTAATTGTTGCATCATCATTTGCTGCTCTTGTGGCGTTGCCAACAGCTCCTGGCTAATGCCTAAACGCTCTGCAATAAATTTCAGAACGCGGTCTACGGCAACAGTGGTCTGCCCTTGCGGCCCCATGCTGTTGGCGATTTGCATATAC